GGCTTTACCTCATAAATGCCCTTTGCTATGCTTGGAATCGAATTGATTTCAGATCCCGGAAAGACTGCCCGAGTGGAGGCGCCTCTTTTCTCGTGATTATATTTTGAATTGTAATTGCGGATGCGGGGGCCACTGTCGGCTCTTTTGTCACGCTTAACGGGCTGATATACTTTTCCTTTGGCGCCCGGGGTGAGACGCGGGGAATTTCGGGAGCCCGGTGGTACCGCCAGAAGTGAAGACTCTTCTCCGCCGGCAGCTGCATCAGCGTCTCCGGCGGGCATCTCCTCTGCTCCCATATCCATTTCGGCGCCCATGTCGCCACCCATGTCACCGCCCATGTCGCCGCCCATGTCGCCGCCAAGGGCGCCGGCGGTTTCGCCTGCTGCAGCCTGCTCGGCTACTTGCTGAAGAGCTGCATCGTGCTTACGATCGTAATACATCTCTCTTTGGTTACGCATGAATTCTTCATGTGACATACCAAAGATATTATCTGCTACCCATGCTCGCGAGAAGTAACCCTCGGTGGCGGAAGCAGCTATATCAAATTTTGCTTTCCAGTGCTCAACTTCTTGAAGCTCAGCAATCTTCGAGGGATTGTTTAACGCCAACGTGAACGACAAAAGATCGTCTCCGCGGAAGCCTAAAGTATAAAGATGGATAATACCAATCTTCTCAAGCTCGGAAATGATTACTCTCTGTAGCCGCTGAATGGTTCTTGCAAACCTAATATCTTTCTGGGCTAGCGTTGTCTTATCTTCTGATGCTCCTTCGCCCATTGTAAGATAGGCTTGCGGAATCTTGAGGGCTGCAAATAACTTGTCACGAAGGTACTTAACATCATCGATTGCAGTTGTATTTGTGCCGCCGGCAAGATTGGTAATCTCTGTGGCTGAGCCAGGTCGTACAGGAATAAAGTAATCCTCTTCGATACTCATTGGATTATATCGAAGATCAACACGTCCAGTAGAAGCGTCGACAACAGAGTGTCTCTTCAATTGTGTTACTATTTTCTCCATGTACTGTTCAACATCGTTCGGAGGAATAGCTCCAACATCAATCTTAAACAAGCGGCGCTCGGAGGAGCGGATAACTCGGTAAGCCATCATCGCGTCTTCAACTAGGGTTAGTTGACGAAAAATTCTGCGCGCGGGCTCTAGGATGGAGGTGCCATATGGCGCATACTTATCATTGCCTAAAATTCTAAAGTGAGAAATCTGCCAGTTTTCGAAAGTCATGCCGGCTGAGTTCCACTGATATTGTACATAGTTGGGATTGGTGGCATCTTTTCCTTCAAGTCTCTCGATCTCTCCAGACGGCAGCGCGATAACAGACTGCACTCCATACTTATCATCGATGTCTAGGTAAACGAAGAGGTCTCCATATTTGCACATTGTTCGTGCCCATCCGAAAAGATTATAATTAATACTTAATATGTTTTCATATAGGACCGCCAACACTGCTTTGATCTCTTCATTCGGGCATTTAATATTAAGCATTGGTCTCAAGTCAGAATAGGTGGTCATCTCATCTGCATAAATATCTAGCGATGAGGCTATCTCCGGAGTGTATTCCATTTGGTCGAAATCGACATATCTCTCTGCTCGTGCTTGATTCTGCATCGCATTTGAGGCAATTGTATCAAGGGGGTTGTTGACCGCCTTTTTAAATTGTTGACCAGAGGCGGACTGAAATCTATTCGCAAACTTATCCAGATGCTGCCTGCGGATCCGGCGGCCGGACTGAGATCTATAATTGATTATAGGACCAGAAAATAATCTAGTCAAAGCTTTGAAAAGACTTGACTCAGTATTTCTGGGGTTTTTGGAGCTTACATGATTTCTATTTCTTGGTGGCATTTATTTTCTCACTTGATTATCCATTTATATTGGTTATATATGTCTTCTGCTGCGCCCATTTTATCAAATATATCATCTTTCTTGTAGCCCTGCTGTCCTTTAATTTGAGTATTCATGGTTGTTTTGCTAGTTCTAATGGCAGCTACAAAGGCTTTTTTATAGTTAAGCTCTCTAGAATTCGATTGCAGTGCCGTGTCTCTCACCCAACAGGCAATTGCGAGCGCCATGACTAAATCGTCATGATATCCCTTCATTGCTTGGGGTTTTCCGTTCTTCCAAATAAACGTTTTCATTTCGTTGATGGTGCGCATTGAATATATTTTAATTAGTTTGTTTCTTATGAATTCTTCTAGTTTTGCTATGATTAACGGCCGAGTCTTCATTGTGGTTGTAAATCCCGGAACAGAATCGTTTCTATATTCACCTTCGTGTTGTTCGATATACGCGTGTGTTGATTTTATTGAATAGTATAGATTGGGATATGCGTATTCTGTTAGTTTATCTAATACGGAGTACCCAATATTGTTGTTCTCTACCACCATCATGCAATTTCCATACTCTCTTCCAACTTGGTTTAACATATTTGCATACATATCAAGAGTTGGCTTACCTTGGTACTCTCCGACCACCTCTAAGGTTTCTAATTTTATAATGTGAAATGTAGAATAATCAGCACCATCGCCGCGGGCAACATCCGCAACCAGCAAATAATTACACGCGGGGTCGAACTCTTCCCAGATCCAAAAATTACGATCAAAGCCGGTGCGATGCTTAGGTTCGCATACGCCGGTTAACAACCACTCCATGCAGGCGGGATCAATCACAGTCTCGCCCGACGTGTTGAAATTACACGCAAGCTCTTGCGCGATCTGGCGCTTTGACATATTTCTTGTTTCTTTATTATACCACTCTTCGTCGCGATCCGGATGGACTTCCCATGGTAGCGTAGTTAGCTTGAAATTGTTAGAGCCGCCGGAGGAATCAACACACGTCTTGTGAAACCAATTGCCTACGCCATTCGGCGTTGATAGGGCGATGCAGCGACCACCAGTAGATAGCGTTGGGTACAAACCGGTCCACAGCTCTTCCAGCCCTTCAATGTGGGCTGCCTCGTCGAGAACAAGTAAAGACAGTGCTTCAGAGCGACCAGCATCGCCAGATGTGGATGCAGCTTTGATCGAGGATCCGTTCGAAAGCTCAAATGATGTTCGGTTATCTACACTAATAGTTGCTATCCTTAGCCAATCTGGGACGTTCCGCATAATATTCTTCACCTTCTTCACAAGGTTGCCGGCTGTGGCAAACTTTGTTGCCATAACTAAAATCGCCTTGTCTCGATGAAAAAGCATCATCCACACAACATAGCCGGCAGTAATCGTTGATATACCAAGCTGTCGAGCTTTTAAAATTACATTAAAACGATAGTCGTTAAAGTCTTCTAAGAGTGCGTCTTGGAACTCGTAGGTATCAAAAAGAATTAACCCGTGCATCGGGTGAGAGATTCTTGCGTAGTTGTTGAGAAAGTAGGACGGATCTTTTCCGCACTTAAGTATTTCTTTTACACGCTGCTTCTTGTCTAGTTGAAAACTCATACATCTTTTAGGGCCGCGATAACTTCTTCACGATTAGCAAGATCGCCTTCGCCATCTAACACAATCATTTCTTCCATTCCATCGGTGCGCATCATATCAATAAGCTCTGCATCACCCATCTTGGCGAACCCGTGAGGATCCAAGACATCATATACCTCGTCTTCATCACCCATATCGTGATAGTGTCCCTCGTCAACTTCTTCGTCTTCGTCTCGGTTGCCCGGGATGCCAGCCATAGAATGGGCTCCGTATGATAGACCGGCTATTTCTAAAATTTTCTCAAAAGACTTGGCGGCTAAATGTTCTCTTATCGGACCTAAGCTAATAGCTGGTCGACCCATTGCGCCGGGAACATATTCCGTGCCGGGTGCCTCTTCACCATCTTCCATTTCAACTCCTGGAATCTTTTCAAAAACTGTTTGAAACAAGTCAGCTACTTCTTCAGGCTCCATGCCTTGGATTAAAGCAGCTAGTTGATCCTCAACATCTTGTCCGGAGTCATTCTGGAACCCTTGGTATTCGCTCTCGGGCGCATCGTCTGACGGAATATCCATACCGATCGGCATTGTCTGTGCCGCTCTATCGGCATTTGGATCCGCTGGGACCTGTCCAGATCTTACTTTTTTGCTGTGTCCGTAATCATCCCCGAGCCAATCAGGCTTGGGCCCTTGCTTCCGGATCCATGCCAACATTTCCTCTACCTGCTGCGGGCTTAATGCTTCTCCAAGAGTCTCTTCTTTTATGTACTCTTCTAAGATAATCTGTTGCAGTTTGGACGTAGTGATTTTCACTTTACGATTCCTTTTTTCTGGTATCGTTCTCCGGACGTGTTCCGCCTTTTCCGTTCCAGCCGCCTTGATCTAAGAAGGATTTCCAACTAGTTTCAACTGGGTTTGTGGAGCCTTGGTTATCATCGTTCATGTCTTCCGACAATCCGCCGACTTTATAATGTTTCTTGGCTTGAACCCAACTACGAACACGGGAGGAATTTTGCACTATAACATCGATTTCGCCCTCTTCTGTTAAAGTGACAGAATTGCCTGTAACTTTCTTATATTCTTTCTTGAGCCACCCGGAGATGTCAGTCAGCCTTTGATCCATCTCTTGCTCAAATCCGCCGGCATATACTTCTTTTAATTGTATTTCTGACATGTACGATAAGCACATTATATTGCCATAAAATTTTACATTGAAGCCGTCCATAACACGCTGGTCGATAAGGGCATTGCCCTCTTCTCTACGCAGTGCGCCGGTTTTGACTGGTTCATAGTCCTCCCCAAGCGCGCCATCATAGGCATTAGCTGCCGCTTGTGATAATCCTTGAATTATTTCATATACTGTTGCCATTATTTGGTCTCCATCCTTTTTGCCATCTTTCCTCTCTATCTTCTACAAATTCAATATAGCACAAATGGCAGCAATCAAATTTAAGAAGACAAACATCATCCATAGATTTCTTTGGGAAGTTCCCGCAGACAGGACAAGTTTTTAGAGATTCTCTATTAAGTAGTTTTTTTGTAACCTTTATACCATTAACCTCAATTTTATCTTGCCATTGTTTATTTTGAGACGTCTTGGAATAAAGTTCTTTCATTTGAAGCAAGTATTCTTTTTCCTTTTCATCGCCCCATGCGGACATAGGATTTTGAATAGCTTCTTCTCCGTACTTCTCCGATATTGCTTTTTCAACTGCGGCTATTTTATTTATTTTATTTTCTTTCATTGGAGTGCCTTATATACGCCATATGAGCCCGCAGTACCAATGAGGATCCCACCAGCAAAATATAACCATTTGTGCCGGGGAGATGTTTTTTTTAGTGAATCTACAAGTATATTAATTTCTTTATCTTTCTGCATTATAAACAAATCGTACTCATCTGTTAAGGATTTGTGTTCTATTTTTAGATTTTCTAACTTAAACTCGTACTCTTCTTTTTGAATCTTTAATTGGTAATCGGTCTTTATATCACAAGCATACATGGCAAGATCATAATCTGATAACATTTTTGCCATGGCTTTCTCATCAAAGAGAACACCGGCAAATGGAGCCGGCTCTTTGTATTCTAGTATGGAAAACTTAGCCGGTTCAGTCGCACTTGCCGAGAGGCTCAGCATTAGAAGAAGTTTAAGGAACATACTCGATACCAAATTTAGTTTCTATATCTTTAATTAGTGCTTCCTTATCATGTCTGAACTTTCTTTTATATTCGTTATTCTTTTTCTCTCGAAGTGAGTCAGCCTCTTCTTGAGCTTTTTCATACTCCTCTTCGATTGCGGCAATTGATTCTAAAAAGCTTTCCATCAGCAACTGCTTCTTTTCTATCTCTCGCTTGTGTATTTCTTTTAAGCCATCGATTTGTGCTTCGTGAGATTCTATTTGAGTTTCATATGCAGTTTGCATGAGCTTATAATCACGGCTGTTCTTCAGGGCTATAACGACTAAAAGCAACACTATCAGTATTGCTTTCCAATTCTTCAGAGCAAATTCTAGTATCTTCTGTTTAATCATTATATCCTTTTAATCGAGCGACCCCATCAATGATAGTCTGCCCCCCAATATAGATTGCCGAAATAATCACCCAGTCTTCGCTCGTAACATGCCCAGCAAGAGTGAGTCCTGTTGCTGTCAACCATACCATCAGCTTGCGCGAGGTAAGCTTTGCTAACCATGTATCTACGAATGCTTGTGCTTTTGCCATCATTTATCACTCCAATGTCGAGTCCGACCGGACTCCTCTTTCTCGGGTCAGCCGTCTTCTTCTATTTTTTCGGAAGAAGCCTCATTTGTCTGTTTCTCTTGTACGCACTCTTCGTACCCCTCATCGCCTTTGTATAATTTTTTTGTACCAGATCGTGTGTGTTGAATACACACGCCGGCTGAACCTTTCGGATGTTCAGGGGGGACTGTTGGCCAGCCGGTGCTGCCAAAATCCTCTATCACGGCTTCGACCTCTTCTTTTATGATCTGCATAAGCTGGGACTTAGTGACTTCCATTTTATCTGTATTCTTCTCCCACTCTGCTTGCTATGCTTTGGTGGGCTTGGAGAAACTCCGGTATTGCTGCGCGGACGGCTTCTTCAGTTAAATCTCCAGTATACCACTTCTCAAAAAGCTCGGGAGCGTTAAGCTTTAAAAACCATGGCGAGGCGCCATCGCCCTCTAACACACATTCGAGCAATTCCGATGCTGTACACTCTAGGGGGTCTTCCACCAAAGTTAGCTTTGCTGATAGGGACGTTCTATTTACCACTCTGTTCCATAAGTTTTTTAATAAATTCATTTTTATTCCGACGCCGGCGTAAGGTCTGGAGTTGTATCAGCAGTACCTCCGGCGCCGGCTGCACCTTCGCCACCCATAGATTTCATCATTGCTGAGATTTCCGGAAGCATCTTGACCAGTTCCATAATCTGCGGGAGATGTTTTACCACCTGTGCGATCATCGCTGGGTTTTCATTAAGCTGCTGCTCTGTTTGAACTTGTTCCAGTTCTTCCTTAATAAGTTTACTGAGTTGTGCTTTTGTGATTTTCATTTATAATCTCCTATGTTGCTAATCCATTCATGCTTCTTACATCAAGCCTTCGTCGCGCAATGTGTCTAAATCTCCCTGATCTAGTTGAGCGGTTATTGCAAAGGTTTGTCCATTGGGCAAAACTAAATCGAGAGTTAAATTACCGCTCATGTTGATAATAACATCACCTTGGGCGCTTGCTACAAGCGATCCGCCGTGACGCGCTTTTCCTGTCATATCAAGTTCGCTCAATTCTTTTTTGATAATCTCTTTAAGTTGTGATTTGCTGATTTTCATTTGTAATCTCCTATGTTGCTAATCCATTCATGCTTATTATCTCTTATTCAGAAACTTTGCCAGTCCGGGGATCCATCTTAAAATCTCTGGTCTTTTTTGCTCTTGCTGGATCGCCGGCGGTACCCGCTGCAGAGTGCGTGAAAGAGCCGCCGGCAGCATCACCTTTAAGAATTCCAGCATCCTGCAACGCTTGGGTAGCTTTCGGCTTTTGCCACTCGTAAGGCAAACCATCGATAAATCTTTGTGGGTCTGTAAACCCCATATTATTATACACCCCAACGAGTGAGTTAGCGGTGACCATTTTCCATGTGTGCTCGTCACCCCATTTATTACCAAACAAGTCGTCCCAGTACTCTTTGTTTTCACTTAAAGATGAATCTTTTTGTATATCTCTATGTGTCGTCTCGTGTAAAAAATACCGAGGGTCGATTCTTTTCTTGTTTTTTCTTATAGCCATTACATTTTTCCTTTCATGTTGCTAATCCATTCATACTTAGTATCGCAATCAATCCGGGCACATTCTTTCTGACATAAACGCCAGAGAAAAGTGTCTCGCACCGACCGCCGACATAAGCGATTGCCGACTCAATGTTTTTACTGACTTTGGGGTCAGCCACCATCTCCTCAGACACAACCAGCACCAACGAGCCTGCAGCAGCCTTACCCTTGGGTGGGGGGCATGCAGAACGATTCATGCAGTTATGGAGAATCACCGATCCAAGCTTAGCTGTATTTGGATCCTTTATCATAGTTGAGCCTAAGAAGGCACGACCGTCATTGCCCAAACATGTTTCCAAATCCTTGCTGTCAAAAGATTGGATCGGTGAATCCTCGGTGGAGAGCTTTAACACTTGGGCAAGTGACTTAGCAAAAGTTGTGTTGGCGACAGGATACATGCCAAGCATGCCGATTCTGCCGCGCAGTAAGCGTGTGGCTCGTTCGTTGTCGAGAACGATATGCGGATGCTTGGCAACATCATTTGCCAGCGTCAACGCATTACGAGCGATTGTTGGGTTAAGGTTTTCTTGTGCTGTGGGCCATGAGACTATATAAACGACCTTGCCACTCGACTGCACAGAGCGCATGTAACGCTCAAAGACAGGGTGCAGAGCGGTAACACTACTACCGGTACCACCACCACCGCCAGCAAGGACGAATAACCAATCAA